TTATAATCTTTTAATTCCATCCAACATTTCTTGTGTAATCTACGAGTACCCCAATCATTGTGTGTAACCTTCCCATTTTTACGGGATGTACCAATAGGTACTAAAGGCTTACCACAATGCTCGCAATTACTCATTACTTCTACCTCTACTTCTTGTAGGTATATCGTATTTGTTTAACCATTGATTGATTGCCGCAGGTGTAATACCAAATTGGTCTGCTATATCAGCCATACTTCTTTCCATCTCTACATATTGTTTGTTTAGCCATATTTCATCCCTGTAGAGTGGGTCTAACTCCTGTCTAACTTTTACCGATGCAACAAAGTTTTCACCGTGTTTACCCGTAAATGTAAATGTTGCTAGTCCACCATTAGAGGGAGTAGGTACTATAAAATCCCTTATCGTATAGAAAGTAGGGTTATCTACGCTAGTGTCTGTTGGTGTCGCTATTACTTCTGTATTTATTATCATATATATTCATCTCCTAGTAGTGCTGATTGGAAAATAAAGTCGCCATCACCTAAAGTTATAAGCAATTTAACACCTTGTTCCCATTGTGTGAAATCAAAAAAGTATAAGTTTATTTTACCGTTAATGTTAGCAAATAGATTATTGAATCCACCTTGATAGGTAGCCATAAAAGGCCATTGAGTACTTCTCCTATCTAACTCATATTCTGTTCTACCCTTTAATTCCTTACCAACGACAACACTAAGTCCGTTTTCATCTCCCTTAAAAGTGAATGTGTTTAATTTTTGTCCGTTCATTTCATCACATCTAACTGCTTCAAATAAACGTACTGCATCTACCGATTCCCAAGAACAAGCAGGTTGTAAGATAGTACCATCATTCATAGTATATCCTATTTCATTACCTACATTTAGTTTTCCGGCAAATGTTATTGATGTATTAGACCACTCATTTAATGTGGTAGGACTATGTGGGAAAGCCAAAGCATTCTCGGAAGCAGTAAGCGTTGTTTGCTTATACCTAGACTTTAGTTTTAACTTATCATTATCATAAGTTAAAGTCAAAGCATTTCCGTGATACTTTAGTATTCCCAACATAGTCTCTATGTCGCTAACAGGTATTTTGGCTTCTCCTGTAGATGGTATCGAGAAGATACCTACAGATGATACACCATCTTTAGTGAGAGAACAAGTAGACATTCTACCACCTACGGCATTCAACATACAAGCCGAAACTTGTGGTATATTTTTACCGGAAATGGTTTGTCTACGTTGTGTACACTTTAGCAACCATATCAACGATTGTGTATCTACGATAGATTGCATATTATCACCTCACTCATTTAAGAAAGGTAGCCCTGTCCACTCTACCTTCCCACTTTTCACCGTCAAAATAGTATGTGTTGTACCTACATACTCCATGTTCTTACCTTTCATTTCCTCAATAGTACCTTTGATAGCCCACTCACCATCGGCTAAGGTTTTATCACCCTTAACACCTGCGGCTACGTCTGCTTTTTTCATGTATCTATTTAGGAAAATCTGTTGCGAAAACTTACGCATAGTACCTTTGTCCCAATCGGGTCTATCACCGACTGTCATTAGTACTTTCTTACCTGTGCCGTCATCCATATACTGCTGTACAGGTTTTAGGTGGAAGGTAAAGAATACTTTAGGTACAGGCAAAGCATGAATCCTAGTTAGAACATTTCTGTTCATACGATTACGTTCTCGCCATTCTTTTTGGTTAAAAGTACCATCTTCTGTTTCAATGATACCACGACTTAGTAGTGATGCTCTCATAGCGTGTTCACACCATTTTAGGAATGTTGAACCACCATCGAATACTACGCCCGCCCAATCATCGGGGTTGGCTGCTACCTCTTCTGCTAGGATATTAACAAACCAATTAGTCTTATCAACCAAGGCTTTGTAATCTACGTTGTTATCTGTATCAAAGATAGAATCATCTGTTTCATCATGTAATGGTATTACCATAATGTTTTCTGCATCGGGATAGATATAATCTACGGTAGATTTTGCTGAATTATCTACATCAAATACTGCTACCTTTTTACCTGCTTTGATTTCTGCATCCATCATAGATAGTGCTAGTCCTGTCTTAGCGGTGTTTTCCCAACCTACCAATCCCATACGCAAATCAACAGATTGTGATTTGTTATTCTTAAAGATATTACGGTAGTATTCTTCGTTATACACCACTCCTTGTGGTGCTTCTGTCGTCTTACTTGCTTGTGGTGCTTGTGTACCCCATGTCATATTAATACCTCATTTTCTTACGGTTATATAGTTTACTCCTGTGGTGCAATTATAGCACAATCAGTAGTAAGTAGTAGTATAGCGATAGAAAAAGCGGATTCAACAGCGTTGATACTTACACCAACAGGGTCAATAATACCATGAAATCTCAAGTTGCAGTATTTTCTTGAAACTGCGTCATAACCTTCTCCTTTTGATTTAGCGTAAGCAAGATTTGAAGTAGGCTGACCGCTATTAGATAAAATCTGTTTGATAGGTGCTAGGATTGCATCAAAGTATATTATACCATCCATCTTATCAACAGTCTCTTGAGTTTTCCACCAAATGTCCTTAAGTGCTACACCACCACCACTTACTATACCCTGCTTTCTAGCAAGAGTAGCGGCATTGACGGCATCGTCTACACGTTCCCTACGTTCTCTTTGTTCTATGTCAGTAATCCCACCTACCTTGATAGATGCAATACCGGAAGTAAGTCTAGCAATCCTATTCTCTACTATCTCTCGCTCAAAATCTGTTTTTACTTGAGTTAGTATTGAGGTAAGATTATCTATGTAATCCTCATCTACCCCATCCTTAATGAATGTAGATGTAGTAGAAGTTATCTCTACTTTATCACACACACCTAACTCATGTTCTTTTACCGTAATAATACTGTCAAATGAATTGAATACTTTACCACCACATTTCGCTTCTATATCTTGAAGCCAATGGTCTTGAGTATCACCGAAACCTGCCGTCTTAACTATACAGACATTTAATTTACCTTGCATAATATTAACAAGTAAGTTAGGTAGTATGCTTGGGTTATAATCATGGCAAACTACCACTAAAGGTTTACCTGCTTTCATAGATAATTCTAGTGCAGGTACTATATGATTGAAAGTATCTATTTTCTCTTGCGTTAAAAGTATAGAGGCATTGTCATAAATACACTTCTCTCTATCTGCATTAGCCATTAGTTTGTTTACATACCCACTATCCATAACAAGTCCTTCGGTCAAAGACCATGTAGTAGTGTTATCGGAATTGGTTTCTATTATCACATTACCTTCTTCGCCTACAGCCAAAAGTGCTTGGTGTATTAACCTACCTAATTCTACATCATTATTAGATGCGACAATACATACATCTAGTAAGTCATCGTCATTAACGTCAGTAGCCATGTCTTTTAATTCACTTACTATATACTTACACATAGTATTAAGAGTTTCTTTTATCTTAATATTATCTGTATCATCATCAGCCATTGTATTACATAATGCCTGTGCTAAGATAGTAGCAGTAGTAGTACCATCTCCCGATTTACTTTGTGCTTCGTGAGCCACTTCTTGCATGAGATTAATTCCCATCTGAATATAAGGGTCGGGGTCGGTAATAGACTTAGTGATAGATACACCATCATTAAGAATTAAGGGTAGTCCCGCAGGGTTCTGTATTATTACTGTACCTGCATTTGCACCTAGTGTGCCTTTGATAGCGTTAGCGACTTTGTTTACCCCTAAGAGTAATTTGTCTCTTGCTTCTTCTCCATGTAATATATTTTCCATATTTATACCTCAATAATATCCTAGTATATGTTCCCAATGTATAGCACTAACTTCATTGTCAAAAGGAATAACCTTTGTCTCATCCACCATGACGGAATAGCCCTCTTCTATTATGAGAGGGACTAAACCGCCTACGGATAGGACTTGTAGATGGCCTTCAAGAATGAGTCCACCAACAGTTTCCTGTATGGTGTTATGGAGAAAGACGTAATGACCTAAAGCCTTCACTCATCCCACCCATCGTTAGTAGAAACTACTTCATCCATGACTGCTATTTTGTCAAAGGCATACCAACCGGAGATAGACATTCTATCTTCTCCTTCTTTTGTTCGCCATGCCTGTCCGTGAAGTAGTACCTTAGTACCAACAGCGAAGTCCACAAGTGAATCTTGTTCACTTGGAATGTAAACATCTACGGTGGCTGCCGTAGAAGCAATATCTAAATCAGCACATACTAAAACATATCCGCCATTATCTCTAGGGTCTATGTGTATAACTTCTGCAACAGTAGCGAGGGTTCTATCCCACCATCCATCGTTACCGTTATGTGTATCGTAGTATTGTCCTAGTTTGTCTAAACCGGAAATCATATTCTCTTGACCGATAATCTGTGGTACAAGTGTCAATGGGTCTGCTGAAAAGATACCTGCTACTGCTGCATCTGATTCAAAGACTGAAACTCCGTCTTTAGCGTAAGCAGTAGTGCCGTTAGCAGCAGGTCTTAGTGCGATAGTACCCGTTGTAAAGGTAGGGTATTGCACATCTGCACCTTTTTGTGTTGCCTTAACAGTAAGTGTCTTTACTTCATCAGTAGTACCTTGTTTACGACCTAAGAACAACATAGTCCTTTCTCTTTCGTCTTGTGGTCTAGGTCGGCCATACTTAAAGTTAGCATCACCGGATGGGAAAGTCTTGTTGTTCTTATCCCATACTACGAAGAAGTGTGTATTCTCATCTAGTTTCTGTGTATGTCGTGGTAATTCAGATACGTCAGCAGTCTCTACACCGTAGAAATCTTCTCTAGCGTGTCTTGTATAAGTACCATCATGGTTATTCTCAAAGAGAACAACAGCACCGGATTCAACCAATACGTTTCGTACATCTTCTGTAGCGGCTCTTAATTGACC